TTGAGTGAGGGCGAGCTGCTGGCGCTGCCCTATCTGTTTGAGTTCTGGGCGTTTGATCATCAGTTGCCCCCCGAGGGTGACTGGAAAACCTGGGTGATCCTGGGCGGGCGCGGCGCGGGCAAGACCCGCGCCGGGGCCGAGTGGGTGCGCGCCATGGTCGAGGGCAATGGCCCGATGGACAAGGGGCGCGCCCGGCGCGTGGCACTGGTCGGCGAAACGGTCGATCAGGTGCGCGAGGTGATGGTCTATGGCGAAAGCGGCATTCTGGCGTGCTCGCCCTCGGATCGCCGGCCCAGGTGGGAGGCCGGTCGCAAGCGGCTGGTCTGGCCCAATGGCGCCGTGGCGCAGGTGTTTTCTGCGCATGAACCCGAGGCGCTGCGGGGGCCGCAGTTTGATGCGGCCTGGGTGGATGAGCTGGCCAAGTGGAAAAAGGCGCAGGACACCTGGGATATGCTGCAGTTCGGCCTGCGGCTGGGAGAGCACCCGCAGGTCTGTGTGACCACCACGCCGCGCAATGTGGGGCTGTTGAAGGCGCTGTTGGCGCAGGGTTCAACCGTGTCGACCCATGCGCCGACCGAGGTGAACCGCGCCAATCTGGCGGACAGTTTCCTGGCGGAGGTCAAGGCGCGCTATGCGGGCACGCGGATGGGACGGCAGGAGCTGGAGGGCGTGGTGCTGGACGATGTCGAGGGCGCGCTCTGGACCACGCGGATGCTGGAGAAGCTGCGGCGCAAGCGGTTGCCAAAGCTGGATCGCATCGTGGTGGCGGTGGACCCGCCGGTGACAAGCCATGCGGGGTCGGATGAATGCGGCATCGTCGTGGCCGGTGTGTCGATGCAGGGCGAGGTCGGAGACTGGCGCGCCTATGTGCTGGACGATGTGACGGTGCGGGCCAAGAGCCCGCTGGGCTGGGCGCGTGTGGCGGTCACGGCGATGGAGACCTGGGGCGCGGACCGGCTGGTGGCCGAGGTCAACCAGGGCGGCGATCTGGTGAGCGAAGTGGTGCGGCAGGTGGACCCTCTGGTGCCGATCAAGCCGGTACATGCGGCGCGCGGCAAGGCGGCGCGGGCCGAGCCTGTGGCGGCGCTTTATGAGCAGGGGCGGGTGTTTCACGTCGGCGGCTTTGGGGCGCTTGAGGATCAGATGTGCCGGATGACGGTGCAGGGATACGAGGGGCAGGGCAGCCCGGATCGGCTGGATGCTTTGGTCTGGGCGCTGCACGAGTTGGTGATCGAACCGTCTTCGCAGTGGCGGCGTCCACGTATGCGCAGCCTGTGAGGGCACCGAACGGTCGCCTGAGAGCGAATTAACACATTTAGGGGACAGTGCCCCAAGTCCAAAGCGCAAGGCTTGGGCCCGGGGCCACCCCGAAGAGGCAGAAAAACAGGAGCGAACACAAGATGGTTTTTGACGTCTTCCGGCGGCCCAAGGCCGAAGCACCCGAGCAGAAAGCCAGCGCCACAGGGCCGGTCGTTGCCTGGCACGGGGCGGGCCGCGTGGCCTGGAGCCCGCGCGATACGGTGTCGCTGACGCGGTCGGGGTTTACCGGCAACCCGGTTGGGTATCGCTCGGTCAAGCTGATTGCAGAGAGCGCGGCGGCCCTGCCACTGGTGCTGCAGGGCGAGGTGGAGCGGTACGCCGAACACCCGGTGTTGCAGCTGTTGGCGGCGCCGAACCCGGTGCAGGGGCGGGCAGAGCTGATGGAGACGCTTTATGGTCAGCTGCTGTTGTCCGGCAACGGCTATGTCGAAGGTGTGCCGGGGGAAGATGGCATGCCGATCGAGCTGCACGTCTTGCGGTCGGACCGGATGTCGGTGGTGCCCGGAGCAGATGGCTGGCCGATTGCCTATGAGTACAAGGTCGGGGCGAAAAAGCATCGGTTTGACCTGAATGCCGGGGCGGCGGTGTGCCATGTAAAGAACTTTCACCCGCAGGATGACCACTATGGGTTCTCGCCGATGCAAGCGGCGGCGATGGCGGTGGATGTGCACAATGCGGCCTCGCGCTGGTCCAAGGGGCTTTTGGACAATGCAGCGCGGCCCTCGGGGGCGATTGTCTATCGGGGCGCGGACGGTGGCGGTGGCATGACCACCGATCAGTATGACCGCCTGGTGGGAGAGATGGAGAGCCACCATCAGGGTGCGCGCAACGCCGGTCGCCCAATGCTGCTGGAGGGGGGGCTGGACTGGAAACCCATGGGGTTCTCGCCCAGTGACATGGAGTTCCAGAAGACCAAGGAGGCCGCTGCGCGCGAGATTGCGCTGGCCTTTGGGGTGCCTCCGATGCTCCTGGGCATTCCCGGAGATGCGACCTATGCCAATTACCAAGAGGCGAACCGGGCGTTCTATCGCCTGACGGTTCTGCCGATGGTGGGGCGTGTTACGGCCATACTGGGCAACTGGTTGGCAGGGTTCACGGGCGAACGGCTGGAGCTGAAACCGGATCTGGACCAGGTGCCTGCATTGTCAGCCGAACGCGATGCGCAATGGACGCGGGTGTTGAACGCCGAGTTCCTGAGCGAGGCCGAAAAGCGCCACATGCTGGGTCTGCCTGCGAAGCTGGTCGATGAGCCTGCCGATGGGTGAGCCGAGATATGGGTTTGAGCAGTTCGACTGCGCCCCTGCCTTGCGGCTGGAAGCGCATGAGAGGGTCGCAAAGTTGCAGTTCGACAGTCTGAACCGACGGCTGGACAAGATCGAGGCTTTGATCGAGCGGCTGGAAAAACGGTTGTGGCTGACGGTTTACGGCGTGGTGGGTGTGATCCTGGCGCAGGCCTTTCAAGGCTTGCTGAATGCGGCACCTTAGGGCGCGAAGAAAGGGTGAATGATGGATTATGACAACGGTTTGGAACGCAAATTTGCGCGGTTCGGAGACGGCTTGCTGGTGCAGGACGGCACCGTGATCGAAGGCTACGCCAGCTTGTTTGGCGCCAAGGATCAGGGCGGCGACATTGTGCAGAAGGGGGCCTATGGCAGCTCTTTGGGCAAGCTTGCCAAGGCCGGGCGTGGGGTGAAAATGCTGTGGCAGCATGATCCGAGCCAGCCGATCGGGATCTGGGACGTGGTGCGCGAAGACGCCCGCGGCCTGTGGGTCAAGGGGCGGCTGTTGACCGACGTCGAGAAGGGGCGCGAAGCGGCGGCCCTGATTGCAGCCGGTGCGATTGATGGCCTGTCCATCGGCTATCGCACGGTGAAAGCCACAAAGAACGACAAGGGCCAGCGGCTCTTGCAGGAACTGGAGCTGTGGGAGGTGTCGCTTGTCACCTTTCCGATGCTGCCCAGTGCGCGCGTGTCGGCCAAGGGCGAAAGCCCGGACAGTGACATGTTGCGGGAGTTGGCGGCGGCCCTTGAGGACGCCCGTCAGGAGCTGCGGCGACCCTAGGGGCGCCGGGCAACAACCTTAGATCGAGGACCATGTTGATGGGTAACACCGAGACCAAGTCTCGGGGCGGAGAGGCTTTGTCTCCTGCTGCCGAGGTGAAGTCGGCCGTGACGGGTTTCATGAACGACTTCAGGGACTTCAAAGATGAACTTAACCAACGATTTCAAAAACAGGAAGAGCGACTGACCATGCTTGATCGTAAATCGCACACCCCCCAGCGTCCGGCGCTGGCCACTGCAATGGATGCGGAAGCCCCGCATCAAAAGGCCTTTAACGCCTATCTGCGTACCGGCGAGGATGATGGCCTGCGCGGGCTGGAGATCGAAGGGAAATCGATGTCGACCGCTGTGAACAGCGACGGCGGTTACCTGGTGGATCCACAAACCGCGGACACCATCAAGTCGGTGCTGCATACGACAGCGTCGATCCGGGCCATTGCCAATGTGGTCAACGTTGAGGCGACCTCGTTTGACGTGCTGTTTGACTCGGCTGAAATGGGTGCAGGCTGGGCCGACGAGACCTCGGCCACCACGGAGACCGGCACCTCGAACATCGAGCGCATCACCATTCCGCTGCACGAGTTGTCGGCGCTGCCCAAGGCCTCGCAACGTCTGTTGGATGACAGCGCGTTTGACATTGAGGGCTGGCTGGCCGGGCGCATTGCCGACAAGTTTGCCCGCGCCGAGGCCTCGGCCTTTGTCAGCGGTGATGGTGTCGACAAGCCCAAGGGTTTCCTGACCTACACCAGTGCCGATGCCGGAACCGAGGTCTGGGGCGAGCTGGGCCATGTGCGTTCGGGTGCGGATGGTGCTTTTGATGCCGCCAATCCGGCGGATGCCATTGTGGACCTGGTCTATGCGCTGGGGGCGGAGTTCCGCGCCAATGCAACCTTCGTGATGAACTCGAAGACCGCAGGGGCTGTACGCAAGCTGAAGGATGCCGATGGCCGTTTCCTGTGGTCGGATGGTCTGGCGGCGGGTGAGCCTGCGCGTCTGATGGGCTATCCGGTGCTGATTGCCGAGGACATGCCTGACATTGCCAGCTGGGCTCCGGCGATTGCCTTTGGTGACTTTGCCGCCGGTTACACCGTGGCTGAGCGCCCGGATCTGCGCGTGCTGCGCGACCCGTTCAGCGCCAAGCCGCATGTCCTGTTCTATGCCACCAAGCGTGTGGGCGGGGATGTCAGCGACTTTAATGCGATCAAGCTGCTGAAGTTCGCAGTCTGAGGGCTGTGAAGGGTGTGGGGTGGTCCTGAACCGCCCCATGCCGGGCGTGCGTCCAGTATTTGCGTTGTCTGGCTGTCCCCTCCGTTCGAGCGGCGCAAGGACGCGCGCCCGAACCGGCGGAGGGGCCGCAATTTTCGGAGTTTTCTCATGATGTTAGTCGAAGAGACCTCGGTGCCGACAGCGGCCCTGCCGGTCGCTGAGTTCAAAGAGCACCTGCGGCTGGGGAGTGGATTTGACAATGATGATGTTCAAGACAGTGTCCTGGTGAGTTTCTTGCGGGCCGCGATGGCCGCGATTGAGCTGCGCACCGGCAAGATGCTGTTGGAGCGCGAGTTTGCCTGGTCGGTGGCGATGTGGCGGGATGCGGCGGGGCAGGGTCTGCCGGCCGCACCGGTGAGTGCGATATCGGCGGTGACGCTGGAGGACCGGCTGGGGGATACGGCGGTTGTTGCGCCCAGTGCGTACCGGCTGTTTCCTGACCAGCACCGGCCCGAGCTGCGTCCCACAGGTGCCTGTCTGCCGTCGATCCCCAGCGAGGGGCAGGCGCAGGTGCAGTTCCTGGCGGGATACGGGCCGGACTGGTCGGACATTCCGGCGGACCTGCGCCAGGCGGTGATGCTGCTGGCGGCGCATTACTACGAATACCGCGATGAGACGGCGTTGAGTTCGGGGTGCATGCCGTTTGGTGTGACCAGCCTGATCGAACGCTATCGCCCGCTGCGGTTGGGGGCGATGAGATGAGCCGGGTGCATCTGTCTCGGATGCTGGTGCTGGAGGCGCCGGAGCGGCTTGCCGATGGTGCGGGTGGCTACACCGAGAGCTGGGTCGCCAAGGGCACGTTATGGGCGGACGTACAGGCGCGCGCAGGCCGTGAACGCGATGGCGGTGAGGTGTCGCTGGCGCGGATGGGCTATCGCATCATCGTGCGTGGGGCGCCGCAGGGTGCGGCATCCAGACCGGTGCCGGGGATGCGGTTTCGCGAGGGCACGCGGTTCTTTCGGATTGAGGCGGTGTCGGAGCGTGATCCGCAGGGGCGCACTCTGACCTGCTTTGCAAGTGAAGAGGTGGCGCTATGAGCTATGCAATGGCCGAAGCGCTGCAGGGCGCGATTTACACACACCTGCAAGGCGATGCCGCTGTCGCGGCCCTGATTGGGGACGCGGTTTACGACGAGGTTCCACCGGGCGATCTGCCGGGAACCTATGTGAGCCTCGGGACCGAGACCGTGCTGGATCGCTCGGACAAGAGCGGCGCGGGGGCAGAGCATCGCCTGACAATCTCGGTGATCTCCGAGGCGGCGGGGTTTGCAGTCTCGAAGGCGGTTGCCGTCGCGATCAGCGATGCGCTGGAGGGGGCGGATCTGACGCTGGCCCGTGGACGGCTGGTGTTTCTGAAGTTCGACCGCGCCACGGCGCGACGCGCAGGCAGTGCGAATACACGCAGGATCGACCTGCGGTTTCGCGCCCGCGTGGAAGACAATGTTTAACAAGGCGGAGTAGGCAATATGGGTGCCCAGAACGGCAAGGATCTGTTGATCAAGGTGGACCTGACCGGAGACGGTCAGTTCGAAACAATCGCGGGCCTGCGCGCCACGCGCATCAGCTTTAACGCGGAGAGTGTCGATGTGACCTCGCTGGAGAGCCAGGGGGGATGGCGCGAGCTGTTGTCCGGGGCCGGTGTGAAGTCGGCGGCAATCTCTGGCTCGGGCGTGTTCCGTGACGAAAGCACCGATGAACGTGCGCGCCAGATCTTTTTTGACGGCGAGACACCGGACTTTCAGGTGATCATCCCGGATTTTGGCGTGGTTGAGGGGGCTTTTCAGGTCACAGCCATCGAATATGCGGGCAGCCACAATGGCGAGGCAACCTATGAGCTGTCGATGTCGTCAGCTGGGGCGCTGACCTTTGTGGCGCTGTGATCATGGCGAACCCTTGGGCAGGCCAAGTGGCGCTGACGTTAGACGGTGAGCGCCACGTGCTGAAGCTGACCCTGGGGGCGCTGGCCGAGCTGGAAGCGGGGCTGGAAAGTGACTCGCTGGTGGCTTTGGTCGAGCGCTTTGAGAGCGGTGGATACTCGGCACGCGACGTGCTGGCGCTGATCGTGGCGGGGCTGCGCGGCGGCGGTTGGCAGGGTCAGGCAAGTGACCTGATGCGTGCCGAGATTGCCGGTGGGCCGATGCAGGCGGCCAAGATCGCCGCGGAACTGTTGGCGCGGGCATTTGCCCTGCCGGAGAGCACAGGGTGAGCGGGTTCGACTGGCCCGCCCTGATGCAGGCCGGGCTGGTCGGGTTGCGGTTGAAACCGGATGAGTTCTGGGCGCTGTCCCCGGCCGAGTTGCGGCTGATGCTGGGTCAGGGTGGGGCGGCGCCTGCGCTGACACGCAAAGGATTGGACGCGCTGTTGGCGGCCTATCCGGACAAGAAAGAGGAACGTGAAGATGGCTGAAGGTGACGCGCTGGACGGCTTTGACGCGCAGGTCGATGCGCTGGAGGAAAGCCTGGCTGGGGCCACGGCAGTGGCCGCCAATTTTGACACGGAGCTGCGCAACATGCGTCAGGCTCTGTCCGCGACGGGGCAGGACGTCAAGACGCTGGAGCGGGGTCTGAGCCGCGGTCTGAGGCGGGCGTTTGATGGCGTGGTGTTTGACGGGCAAAAGCTGTCGGATGCGCTGGAGGACGTGGCACGATCCCTGATGAACACCGCATATAACGCGGCGCTAAAGCCGGTGACGGATGGAATTGGCGGCGCGGTGGCCAATGGCATCGGCACATTGGTGCAGGGCATCCTGCCTTTTGCCGATGGGGCCGGCTTTGCGCAGGGGCGCGTCATGCCGTTCGCAAGTGGCGGCGTGGTTTCGTCTCCGACCTATTTTCCGATGCGCGGCGGCACCGGGCTGATGGGTGAAGCGGGACCAGAGGCGATCATGCCGCTGGCCCGCGGTGCGGACGGCAAGCTGGGCGTGCGCGGCGGCGCAGGCGGCAGTGTCAATGTCGTGATGAACATCCAGACGCCGGATGCAGAGAGTTTCCGCCGCTCGCAGGGTCAGATCGCGGCACAGATGAGCCGCGCTTTGGGGCGCGGGCAACGCAACCGTTAACAGGAGGGCAGGCACATGGGATTTCACGAGGTCCGGTTTCCGGCAAAGCTGAGTTTCGGCTCGATCGGGGGGCCAGAGCGGCGCACCGACGTGGTGACGCTGGCCAATGGGTTCGAAGAACGCAACACGCCCTGGGCGCATTCGCGCAGACGCTATGACGCGGGGCTGGGAATGCGGTCGCTGGATGATGTCGAGACGCTGATCTCGTTCTTCGAGGCGCGGCGCGGGCAGCTTTTTGGGTTTCGCTGGAAGGATTGGTCGGATTTCAAATCCTGTGTTCCGTCAAAAGAGGTGACCTATCGCGATCAGGTGATCGCGGTTGCGGATGGCGAAAGCACGGTTTTTGCATTGCGCAAGGTCTATGTCTCGGGTGAGGCGCGCTATGAGCGTCCCATCACCAAGCCTGTTGCAGGCACGGTGCGCGTGGGCGTCGAAGGCGATGAGATGTTTGAGGGCGTGCACTACGAGGTGAACCTGGAAGAGGGTGAGATCCACTTTGTCACCGCGCCTGACAAGGATCGCGAGGTCACCGCGGGTTTCGAGTTTGACGTCCCGGTGCGGTTCGACACGGACCGCATCCAGACCAGTGTGGCGTCGTTCAAGGCGGGCGATGTGCCCAATGTTCCTGTGGTGGAGGTCCGGGTCTGATGGCGTTGCAAGAGCAGCTTGCGGCCCATCTGAAGAGCGGGCTGACCACGGTGGCGCGGTGCTGGAGCATCACGCGCAGGGATGGGGTGTACTACGGGTTTACCGATCACGATGTGGATCTGGCTTTTGAGGGGTTTCAGTTTCGGGCTGACACCGGTCTGTCCGCGATGGCGTTGGAGCAGACCACGGGGCTTTCCGTGGACAATACCGAGGCCCTGGGCGCGCTGAGCGACGCGAGCCTGAGCGAAGCGGATATCGAGGCCGGGCGGTTCGATGGGGCCGAGGTAAAGTGCTGGTTGGTGAACTGGGCCGATGTGGCCATGCGCAGCCTTTTGTTTCGCGGCTCGTTGGGGGAATTGCAACGCGCGGGCGGCGCATTTCGCGCCGAGCTGCGGGGCTTGACCGAGGCGCTGAACCGGCCGTTGGGGCGGGTCTATCAGAAACCCTGCACGGCGGTTCTGGGCGACATGTCGTGTAAGTTTGACCTGAGCGCTGCAGGCTATGTGGCGACGGTTGCGATTGAGACTGTCGAAGAGGCGCGGGTGTTTCGCTGGCAGGATCTTGCCGGGTTTGAGCCTGGGTGGTTCACCCGAGGCGCCTTGCGGGTGACCAGCGGCGCGGCGGCGGGATTGAGCGGGATCATCAAGCGGGACGAATTTCGCGATGGCAGCCGGGTGGTCGAGCTGTGGGAGCCGATCCGCGCTGCGGTGGGGGCCGGTGACGAAATCCGGCTGGAGGCGGGGTGTGACAAGCGGTTTGAGACTTGCCGTTTGAAATTCGCCAATCTCCTGAACTTTCAGGGATTTCCAGACATTCCCGGAGACGACTGGATGCTCAGCACCCCACGACAAGGTGGCAACAATACCGGTGGGAGCCTGCGTGGATGAGTGCGGTGGTGGAAACCGCGCGCGGCTGGCTTGGCACGCCATATGTGCATCAGGCCGCGCGGAGGGGCGCAGGATGTGACTGTCTGGGACTGGTGCTGGGTGTCTGGCGCGAGATTTGCGGCGACCTGCCTGAAAAGGTCCCGGCCTATAGCATGGATTGGTCCGAGCCACAGGGTGACGAGCGCCTGTGGCGCGCGGCGCAGCGCTGGTTGCTGCCCAAGCCGGTCTCGGATGAAGCCACTGGCGACGTGCTGTTGTTCCGTATGCGCGCGCGCGGTGTGGCGAAACATCTGGGTATTGCGGCGCGGACGGGCGAGGCCGCCAGCTTTATCCATGCCTATTCGGGGCATGCGGTGACGGAAAGCCCACTCAGCCAACCCTGGCGCCGCAGGATCGTGGCGCGATTTGAATTTCCCATGGAGGGTTAAACATGGCGACTTTGGTTTTGTCGGCTGTAGGCGCAGCTGTTGGTGGCGCGGTTGGGGGTGGCCTGGCGGGCGTCTCTTCGGTGGCGATTGGACGGCTTGTCGGAGCCACGCTGGGGCGGGCGATTGACCAAAGCATTCTGGGCAGCGGCTCTGAGGCGGTCGACGTGGGCCGCGTGGATCGCTTTCGGATCACGGGAGCCGCCGAAGGCGCTGCCATCCCGCAGCTGTTCGGGCGGATGCGCATCGGGGGACAGGTGATCTGGGCGACAGAGTTTGTCGAGACAGTCACGCGGTCTGGCGGTGGCGGCAAGGGGTTGGCCCCGCAGCCGGTGTCAAGGGAATACAGCTATTCCGTGTCACTGGCGATTGCGCTTTGCGAAGGTGAAATCACCAGTGTGGGCCGCGTGTGGGCGGATGGTGTCGAGATATCCCCCGACGATATCAACATGCGGGTTTACAAGGGCACGCAGGATCAGCTGCCCGACGCGCTGATGGAAGCGGTAGAAGGCGAAGGTATGGTGCCGGCCTATCGTGGCACGGCCTATGTGGTGATGGAGGCCATGCCGCTGGAGCAATTCAGCAACCGGGTGCCGCAGTTTACGTTTGAGGTGTGTCGCCCCACTCCGGCACATCAGGAGGACGCAGAAGGCGACATCGCCCATGCGGTTCAGGCGGTGGCGATGATGCCGGGGTCGGGAGAGTACGCCCTGGCGACAACGCCGGTACATGTCTCGGGCGCGCCGGGGCAATCGCAGAATACCAACCAGAACACACCCTCGGGCAAAACCGATTTCGTGACTTCTGTGGAAGCGCTGCAGGACGAGTTGCCCAATTGCGGATCGGTGTCGCTGATCGTGAGTTGGTTTGGTGATGACCTGCGGTGTGGTGACTGTAACATCCGGCCCAAGGTCGAGCGCAAAAACGCTGATGGGCGCAAAATGAAGTGGGGGGTTTTTGGTTTTGGGCGTGCTCAGGCAGAAGAAATCCCCCAGGTTGATGGCCGACCGGTCTATGGCGGGACGCCAACGGACCAATCGGTGATAGAAGCGATCCAGCATCTGCGTGAGCAGGGCAAAGACGTCATGTACTATCCGTTCATTCTCATGGACCAGTTAGAGGGCAATGGGCTGCCCGATCCGTGGAGTGACGCCAGCGATCAACCGGCTCTGCCTTGGCGCGGGCGGATTACCTCCTCCAAGGCGGCGGGGCAGGTCGGGTCTCCGGATGGGACGGCTGCAGCCGCGGACGAAGTGGCGGATTTCTTTGGCACCGCAACGGCGTCGGATTTCAACGTCGGTAACGAGACGGTGTCTTATAGCGGGCCATCTGAGTGGCGCTATCGTCGCTTTGTGCTGCATCAGGCGGCCTTGTGTGCCGCTGCCGGGGGTGTGGATGCGTTTTGTATTGGCTCAGAGATGCGTGGCCTGACGCAGATTCGTGGTGCCGGAAACAGTTTCCCAGCCGTAGAGGCGCTGCGGGATCTGTTGGTCGAGGTGCGTGCGATCCTGGGACCGGACACCAGGATCGGCTACGCCGCCGACTGGACCGAGTATTTTGGCTATCATCCGCAGGATGGCTCGGGGGATGTGTATTTTCACCTTGACCCATTGTGGTCGGATGAGGGCATCGATTTTGTCGGGATCGACAATTACATGCCATTGTCGGATTGGCGTGAGGGTGAGGACCATGCCGACGCGGATTGGGGCAGCATTTACAACCCGGCCTATCTGAAGGCCAATGTCGCAGGCGGGGAGGGGTACGACTGGTACTACCATTCCTCGGCAGCCCGCGAGGCACAGATCCGTACGCCGATCACCGATGGGGCTCATGGCGAGCCGTGGGTCTTTCGCTATAAGGACATTCGCGGCTGGTGGGAAAATGCACACCACAATCGGGTTGGCGGGACAAGAGAGGCGTCGCCAACTGCGTGGGAGCCGGGGTCAAAGCCAATTGTCTTTGCCGAAATGGGCTGTGCTGCGATCGACAAGGGCACAAACCAGCCCAACAAGTTCCTGGATGAGAAATCTTCGGAATCCGCCTTGCCACGCTATTCGAACGGGCGACGGGATGAATACATTCAGCAACAGTACATACGGGCGATGACCTCGTACTGGTGCGACACAGAGAACAATCCGGTCTCTGCCGAGTATGGCGCGCCGATGGTCGACATGAGCCGCGCCCATGTCTGGGCCTGGGATGCGCGGCCATACCCGGCCTTTCCCAACAACCGTGAGCTCTGGAGTGATGGTGGGAATTACGCACGTGGGCATTGGCTAACCGGGCGCACGGCGACGCGGTCTCTGGCTTCGGTGGTGCGCGAAATCTGTGAGCGGGCGGGCGTTCTGGCGTTCGATGTGAGCGATCTGAGGGGCATCGTCCGGGGATATGTTGTGGATGAGGTCAGCGAGGCGCGGGCGGCCTTGCAGCCGCTGATGTTGCAGCACGGGTTTGACGCGGTAGAGCGTGACGGCACCCTGTATTTCGTGATGCGGGACGGGCGCGAAGCTGTTGCCCTGGACGAGAGCCGGCTGGCTGTGTCTCAGGACATAGAAGGTGACATCGAGAAGTCGCGACAGAGCGAGGCCGAGATTGCCGGGCGCGTGCGCGTGCAATTTGTCGAGGCAGATGGGGACTTTGATATCCTCGCCGAAGAGGCGGTACTGCCGGACGAGGCCACGCATGCGGTGTCGTCATCACAGTTGCCCGTGTCGCTGACCCGATCCGAGGGACACCAGGTGGTCGAGCGCTGGTTGACTGAGGCGCGTGTTTCGCGGGATGGGGCCCGCTTTGCGCTGCCGCCTTCGGCGCTGACTGTTGGGGCAGGGGATGTGGTCTCTTTGCCCGGTGAGAGTGGCGAGGTGTTCTATCGGGTCGACCGGGTTGAGCAGGGGGCGATGCAGATTGTCGAGGCGGTGCGCATTGAGAGCGCGGTTTACGAGCCGTCGGCATATGCCGAAGACACGCCGACCCAACGTGCCTTTGTCGCGCCTGTGCCGGTTCTGCCGCTGTTCATGGACCTGCCGTTGCTGACCGGTGACGAAGACCCGATAGCACCGCATCTTGCCATCACGGCCAATCCCTGGCCCGGCAGTGTTGCGGTATACGATAGCGGGTCGGACAGTGACTATGCGCTGAATCTGTTGGAAAACCGTCGTGCCACCATTGGTGTGACAGAGACCGCATTGCTGCGGGCACCTGCGGGACAGTATGACCGCGGCGACGGATTGCAGGTCAAGTTGATCACCGGCGCATTTGAATCGATCAGTGAGGAACGTCTGCTGAACGGCGACAACCTGGCGATGATCGGTGATGGCAGCTCGGGTAACTGGGAAGTCTTCCAATTCCGCGATGCCGAGCTGATCGCAACCAACACCTGGTGGTTGAGCCATCGTTTGCGGGGGCAGCTGGGATCAGACAGGCTGATGCCGGATGTCTGGCCCACGGGGTCGTATGTCGTGTTGTTCGACGGAGAAATTGACCAGATCAAGCTGGCCAGCAACATGCGCAATATCGCGCGGCATTACCGGATTGGCCCGGCGTTACGCGGCTATGATGATCCGGCGTATGAGCATCTGGTCGAAGCCTTTGCAGGCAATGGTCTGCGGCCCTACAGCCCCTGCCATCTGAAAGCAGCGCCAGATGGGGCCGGGTCATTGGAAGTCAGCTGGGTGCGCCGAACACGGATTGACGGGGACAGCTGGGAGTTGGCTGACGTCCCCTTGGGCGAAGAGAGCGAACAGTACCATGTACGTGTAAAACAGGGGGCCACTGTGGTTCGTGAGGTCACGCGCAGCACATCGGACTGGAGCTACAGCGCGTCCGAGCAGACCTCGGATGGCGTTGTGGCCCCCTACGAGATCGAGGTGGCGCAGGTGTCGGCGCGGTTTGGTCCAGGGCTGTATGCCAGCCTGACGGTTGGGGCCTGA